AGTTTAAGAGCCTATCCTTATGCAACTTTTGATAGCATCACCTTTCCAATAACCAATTCAGAGATTGATAATAGCGATCGAGATGCCCTGTTAGGTATATTTATGGGTCAGCCGATTCATGTTACAGATTTGCCAACCCAGATCAATAATGGCGCATTTGAAGGCTATGTTGAGGGGTGGCGATGGAGCACTCGATTCAATGAGTTGTTTTTAACAATCAATTTGTCGCCAATCAATTTCAGTCAGGTGGCAATGCGTTGGAATACTGTTCCGGTTACCGAGGCATGGAACACAATTGGCAACACTTTAACATGGGAATACGCTACAATCGTAGCCTGATAATAGGAGAAAAATGGCAACTACTACAAACTATGGCTGGACAACGCCGGATGATACGGCATTGGTCAAGGATGGTGCATCAGCGATTAGAACACTTGGTTCATCTGTTGATACAACCACAAAAAATTTAAATCCAGAAACTACTCTTGGAGATATTTCCTATCGATCCTCAACTGCAAATGTAAATACAAGACTACCTTTAGGAACTGCTGGTCAAGTATTAAAAGTAAATTCCGGCGCAACTGCTCCAGAGTGGGCAACAGACGCATCAGGTATGACCAACCCAATGACTACAACAGGCGACACTATTTATTCATCAAGTGGTTCAACACCTGCAAGATTAGCAATTGGCACAGCAAACCAACAATTGCGTGTCAACGCTGGGGCAACTGCGCCTGAGTGGTTTACTCCCGCTGCCGCTGCAAGTGGTATGACTTTAATTCAACGCTCAACTTTTACAAATGTTTCAGGAACAGGAACAACATTTGATGGCGTTTTTACCAGCACCTATAAATCATATCAAGTTATGATTGAACGAATTGGTGTGCCAGTTTCTCCTGCTAGTCAAATAAGAATGGTTTTGCGAAATAGTGCTGCCGATTCATCAACAAATTATGATGGTAATAGTAATTATGGAGCGCATAATTCAAACACACTTACAGGTGAATATTCAGCAAATCAAAGTTTTTTTATGCTTTCGCAGGGTGTTGGCGGAGATACTGACAGCACTATGTCATGCGGTCAATTATTTTTTAATAAGGTTGGAACTGGTTCAAGTGTAAAACCTATTTGGACAGGATTATTTTATTCAATTTATTCACAGAAAAATCATTTTTTAGGTTGCACAACAACATCCGCAATAAACGCAGATGGTTTTAGATTATACTCAACTGGCGGAAATGTTTCGGGAACAATAGCGATTTATGGATTGGCGGTTTAATATGAAAAATAAACAAGAAATAATTAAATCCTTGAAATTGCAATTTCCAACATTGCGAATTGGTGATGATGATAAGGGTTATACTGAATTATCGGTTGAGGAATACGAAGCAACTATCGCAGAATGGGCAGACGCAAAATTGGAATTGGAAATTAAAAAATCCGAAGCCCAAGCAAAGGCTCAGGCTAAGGCTAAGTTACTTGAGCGTTTAGGTATTACTGAGGATGAAGCAAAACTGCTCCTTGCGTAATGAAGCCTTTTTTATCTAAAGCAGCCGTTCAACTTAGGGAACAAATTGATGATTCCTTCCCAGAGCGTTTGCGTAAATCTGATGGGTGGATTGGTGATGCTAGACATAGCACACGAAAGAGTGATCACAACCCCGATGCCACAGCAGGAAATGTTGTCAGAGCAATTGATATTGACAGTCGGCTTTCTGACGACAAAGGGCTTTCAGCATATTTGGCAGATCAAATTCGATCATACGGGAAAACCAATGGTCGCATCAGTTATGTAATTCATCAGTCAAAAATTGCATCACCTATACTTGGATGGCGTTGGCGTAAATATAAGGGCAATCCTCATAATCATCACATACATGTAAGTTTCAAGAAAGATCAAGATAAGAATTCAGATTTCTTTCATATCCCACTACTAGGAGGCAACGCATGAAACTATCTAACAAACACAAGGCTGCAATCAAGTCATATATGAGAGCGGTTGCTGCTTCAGGAATTACTGTTGCACTCGCTATCGTGGCAGACATTCATCCAGCCTACGCAACCCTGCTTGGAGCGGTTGTTGCACCTATTGCTAAAGCACTTGATCCAAAGTCCGGCAAAGAGGCTGATTATGGAATTAATGCGAAATGACAGCCAACGAATGGGTTGGTATAGCCGTTGGCGTATCCGCCGTATGTACAAGTTTATTGCTGGGTCTGCGCTGGGTTATTAAATCCTATTTGCAAGAATTGAAACCTAATTCTGGAAGCAGTATCAAGGATCAAATTACAAGACTTGAACAGCGTGTCGATGATCTGTTTGTCTTAATCAGTAAGCGATAATTTTTGTTATGGCGAACACTCGAAAACCTATCAAACGCAAAAAAATCAATCGTCGTGTCGTTCGCCAAACTCCTGAGCCATTAAGCAAAATAGATCAGCATTACATGGCTTTGCACGAATGTTACAAAGCAGCCAGAAAAGCAGGATTCACACCTGAGCATGCTTTTTGGTTGATGACCGAACATAAGACTTTCCCTGATTGGATTGTGGGCGATGGTGGGATAATCCCATCCATAGATCCAACTGACGATGAGGATGACGATTAAAGCCAACCGAAGGTACTTGATCACGCCTGACCTCCAAATTCCACTACATCACCCAAAAGCAGTATCTAATTTAATTAAAATGAGCAAGCACGAAAAGTTTGATTTTGTACTAAATGTTGGTGATGAACTTGATATGACTTCCCAAAGCCGTTGGGTAAAGGGAACTAAAACTGAATTTACAGAAACATTAGATCAAGAGCGAACAATTGCCCAAGACATTCTTTTTGACCTAGGCACGACTGACATTATTAGATCAAACCATACCGATCGATTATTCACCACATTACTCAAAGGCGCACCATCCCTCCTAGGATTGCCTGAGTTAGTGTTTGAAAAGTTTATGGCGTACTCAGATCTTGGCATCAGATTCCATAAGCGAGCGTATGAGTTTGAGCGTGGTTTTTTCTTGGCTCATGGTGATGAAGGGGTTATGTCTAAGCATGCAGGTATAACTGCCCTAAATCTGGCTAAAAAGTGGGGTAACAGCGTGGTTTGTGGCCATACCCATAGGCAGGGTGCTACAAGGCACCAAACAGGCTTAAACGGCCGTTATTCAACGATTTGGGGCATTGAGGCCGGTCATCTTATGGACATGAAAAACAAAGCCTCTTATCTCAGGTATGCCTCAGCCGATTGGAATATGGGATTCGTAGTCATTTCTTTTGGTAAAGGCGGTCATTCAGTCGAACTAGTGCCTGTGAACCATGACGGATCATTCCGATATAATAAAAGGTATTATGGGGCGTGAAACAGACTATAACGACCGCACGATTGATGATCATATCGATGAACTTGAGGATCTTGGCGTTATCTAATCGTTATAGAACACGCCGGAGATCAGGTAGATAAAAGACTTGATTTAGGTCAAACTTTATGTATTCACAGAAATACTGTGGATATGTAGGGAGCGACATGTTAGTAGATACAAGTAATCGAGGCCAAGCCTTAGATTATGCGCAGCGAGGATGGGCAGTTTTGCCATTGTTGCCACGCAAAAAAGATCCGCACTTTGACTTGGCTCAAAGGGCTTATTTATCAGCCACAACAGATCAAAACCTAATCAACTTTTGGTTTGATTATGATGAAAATATCAACATTGGTATAGCCTGTTATCAATCAGGCTTAGTGGTATTTGACATCGACTATCGAAATGGTGGCAAGTTACTGCCTGAGTTTGAATCAACATATACAGTTCAAACCGGCGATGGCTTACACCTTTATTACACAGCCAACAAAAGTGATGTATTTAGAGGTAAATTAAACGATGGTATTGACATTAAATGGAAAGGTTATGTTGCAACTGCACCATCAGTTCATCCGTCAGGAGCAACCTATACAGTAATCGATGACCGAAATCCGGTTGCGATGCCTAAAAGAATAAGGGAGTGGGCAACGAAATGAAAATCAATGGAGTAACCATTTTATGGTTCATGATAGCAACAGGCTTATTGGCCTACGCAGTTAATTTATGGCAAACCGAAATTTACAATCGGGGCTATTGGCGTGGCAGGGCAATGGGTTGGGATATGCATCGCAGAATGATTAACATTAAGCAGCAATCAGATGAAGTCTTTGATTATGACAAAAACTGAGCAGTTGTTAGATGAAGTCATTACTACGATCCAACAGCGTGGAAGCGTGTACGGACATCCTTATTATAACCACAAACGAATTGCAGGTCTTTGGTCTGCATATCTCGACTTCCCTATCACACCACATCAGGCTGCATTATGTATGGCGTTGGTCAAGGTTTCTAGGCTTAGTGAAACCCCAGATCATTACGACAGTATCAAAGACTTCATTGCCTATGGCTCTGTCTATAAGACAGTCCTCGATGCAGTTCAAGATGAAACATTTGAGTGGGAGGATAAGTAATGGCATTTAATTTAGAGGATTATGAGGATGTTGCCACATTAAACAAATGGTTTATCAGCAACTACCCAATGGGTCGATCAGATATATCAGTAATCAGCCATGATGCTGAGAAAGGTTATATCTTGGTTCAGGCAACTCTCTGGCGAGATGCTAAAGATACATCTCCAGCGGTAAGCAACATAGCCTTTGGATCGAGAGAAACTTACATTCCCAACATGAAAAAGTTTTATGTTGAGGATACTGCAACTTCCAGCCTTGGTAGGGCAATAATTTTACTTAAAGGATCTGACAAGACTGCGACTAAAGATGATATGCGAAAGGTTGAATCTAATCCATCATTTAAGGACAAGTTAGAAAGCCGGCAAAATATGTATGGCAAGGCCGGATCTAAGTCTGCTCAAATAGAAACGATCTTGAGAGATAGTTTTGCAGCGGATAAGAAAGAGGCTGAGCCAGTTGCATGGTCTGTTGGTGATGTTGTTGCTGAGATTGGTGCAGCAATACCAAATGAGCCACCTGCATGCCAGCATGGCCATATTCTTAAAGAGGGAATCTCTAAAGGAGGTAAGCCATATTATGGATATGTTTGTAAAGCCAAATCATGTGAACCTAAATGGGCAAAACTTACTGCTAATGGAAAATGGTATTTTGAAGGAGGTGAATAAATGGGTGAATTACAAATAATCGATGGCTCCGGCTTAACTGCCACCTTTACCGATAACGGAATTAAAGTAGAGCCATCAACAGTTACTTGCGATCTATGCAACGATGACAGATTACTTCATGAGGGCGATCTGCTTCGATGCTATTCCTGCCACGCAATTAACCGGATTCCTTATCATGCCTAATTACGATTACATGTGCGATGGTGAGGGGTTGCTGATTGTATTGGATTTACCAATGGATCATAAAATCCCTCATTGTCAAGTATGTGCTGCACCTTTAAGGCGTGTCTATACAGCGGTGCCAACGATCTTTAAGGGAACTGGATGGGCTGGTAAAGATGGTTAATTTTAGATGTAATTTCTGCTCAGCCAATACTGAATTTGAATGGTTAGATGGATACCCAGAGGCCGATGGCTTTAGAGTGTATCAATGCTTAAAATGTTGCGCAGTTGGAACCAAGAATATAGCAGAGGCTACTGACACTCAGGAACCTGTAATGCGCTGCACTAAATGCGGATCATGGATGTTTGCAGATAAGGAGTGCCATACATGTGCGCTGATCATGATGAAATGACACATCAAATTAATTGGGCTTATCAGAATCAATTGCGTGAGCAATGGCTCTTAGATAACCCAGATGCAAAATACATAGGATGGATGAGTATATGAAATCTACGCAGACACGCCGTTCAATTTGGTTGGATATGATACGCTATAAAGAGCATTGGCTCTCAAAGCCAAAAGGCGAACCCCGAAGGGGGAGGTTCGCAAGGTGCTCGCTAATTGGGATCGCTCTATGTTTAGCCAACATTTCAGGCTTTGAAAAAGCACATTCCGTTGAAGTTAATAAGATTAATCATTACAGACAATGGGCTTTTATTCAGTTAAATAATGTTGAACAGTTTCATTGCTTAGATGAATTAAACTACAAAGAATCAAGATGGAACCCAAAGGCTAAGAATGGTAGTCATCATGGTATTCCTCAAGGTAGATCTAAATGGCTAGCAACAGTTGATGGATATAAACAAATTGATTGGCAATTAAAGTACATTCAAAAGCGATACTCTAATCCTTGTAATGCTTTAGCACATCATAAGATTAAGGGCTGGTATTGAGTAAGAGTGCATTAAGATCAACCGGATCTACAAGACAATGGATAAAGATCAAGCAGCGGATACTGCGAAGGGATCAGTTCATTTGCCAATACTGTGGGCTTGAGGCTGATACAGTAGATCATGTAATACCACGCCGTTTGGGTGGGCTTGACAACGATGAGAATTTAGTTGCTGCATGTCGCAGGTGTAATTTGGCTAAAGGGGGGCGTTTTTTTGTGAGCAAGAGGACAC